ATTCTACTAGAAGTAATACAACTACACAAGAAAATGACGAAGCATATATAGTATATGATGATGAAGAAGCAAAAAGCATTACACTTAAAGAAATAGAAGAATGTAAATATCCAGTACATAAAATAACTTTCTTAAATAGGTGGGGTGCTTTACAGAATCTATTCTTTCATAAAAAATCAATAGAAACATTAGATACTAGAAACGAAACTTTTAACAGAAGTATTTTTAAACCTAGAACAGTAACATATAGTGAAAGAGAAGGTGAATGTGATGAAACCTATACATACAATACTTACAATGTAAATGCACATTCTAAAAAAGTACACAATGCTAATGGAACAGAATCAATATTATTAAATAGTGGTTTTGTAGATGAAAGAATGAATACATACTTTGAAGAATTAATGGTAAGTGAGTATATCTGGTTAACAGATGATGAAAATGTAATTTATCCTGTTACACTTAAGGATAGTAACTTTACATATAAAACAGGTTTAAATGATAGATTAATAAACTACACAATGAACTTTGAAAAGGCATTTAATTTAGTTAATGATATTAGATAATGCAGAAAGTAATATTATACATACAACCTAAATTAAGGAACGATAGCACAGATCAAGACTATGTAATAGTAGATTTGATGGAAGAAGAATTAATAACCTTAACACAGGTTATTCAGGATGCAAAGAATATAGATAAAGTATTTACTGATTATTCACAAACATTTAATTTACCTGCTAGTAAAACGAATAATAAAATATTTAAATGGTGGTTTGATCCAGATGTTGAAAGTTTTGATAATCAACTATTAGCTAATGCAAGAATAGAATTAAATCACTTTGCATTTAAAGAAGGAAAGATTAGATTAGAAAGTGTTACAATGCGTAATAATCAACCATCAATGTATAAGGTTACATTCTTTGGTAATACTATTACACTAAATAATTTAATAGGTGAAGATAAATTAAATCAATTAGAATGGCTTAATAACTTTAATCATATTAACAATACTACAAATGTTAAATCAGGTTTAGAAAGTGGTTTAGATTTTACTGTAGATTCTGTAACATATAATGATGCTATTATATATCCTTTAATTACTCACTCACAACAATACATAGCAGATTCACAAGCTAATTTAGATCACGGAGGAAATATAACAATAAACACAACTAATAGAACACAAAGAGGTGTAGTACCTGAAGATTTAAAACCTGCTATACTTACAAAACATATTATAAAAGCTATTGAAGAACAATATTCATTAACATTTAAAACAAGTGAATTTTTTGATTCTGCTGCTATGGATAATCTTTATATGTGGCTACATAGAAGAAAAGGAAAACTAGCTTTAGCAGGTACTTGGATAGGTAATTCAGATTCTTATACTTGTTCAGGTTCAAATTGTAGTGAATTAACAGATCCAAACAATAGTCCAAGATTTAATCTTGGGAATGGTATTATAACATATAATTATACACCAAATGCAAGTACTCTATTTATAGAATTTACTATTGATTTTCAAGTTACACCAAATACTGGTTTTACTTCTGTACCTTATACTATTGAATTATTAGATGCATCAAATTGGTCAACATTAGCAAAAAAAACAAACCAAACAGGAACAAATACAATTTCATATACTTTTGAAGATGGTGAATTTTTTATTGGTGATGTTGTAGGTAGAGTAACAACTGATGAAGCATTTGAATTTCAAGCACAATATGATTTAGATCATACTGTTACAATTGATGCTAATCCTACACCTATTACATATAATTTTACAGCAACATTTACTTCTACTGCATCAAACTTAACACCACAAACTGGACAAGTAGTTGTTACAGATCAAATGCCAGATATGAAAGTTCTTGATTTTTTAAATACTTTATTTAAGATGCATAATTTAACTGCATTTGTTGATTTTAATGGTGAAATAGTAGTTAAAACTTTAGATGAATTTTATGATAATGGAGATACATTAGATTTAACTGAATACATCAAAACAGATGAACATACTGTATCAAGTGTTATTCCATACAATGAAATAGATTTTGAATATGAAGAACAGAAAACAATTTTAGCAGATGCATTTAATAATATTAACAACAGAAAATATGGTAGTTTAGAATTTAAAAGTGATTTAAAAACAAAAAAGAAGTTTAATGTTAAAGCTGATTTAGAACATATACTTTATGAAAGACTTACTAATATAGGTTTAAATAATACTCCAACAGATACACAATATGGTTATCACGTAGATAGTAATGAAGAACCTGTAATAAGTAAACCTGTTATATTTTACGGAGTTTATAAAACTACAGGAACATTTGGGATGAATTTTGTAGATACTACAAGACCTGATACTAAAAATGCTTTATGTCCAGCAGGAAATAGATCTTCTATTTTTAATTATTGGATGCCTCACAATTATAATAGTGTAGGAAGTACAACAACACCACCAACATACAATCTAAATTTTGGTAGTGAAGTTAATAGTTATGATTATACTGATTTTGGAGGAATTAATAATTCTTTATTTCAAAAGTATTATACAAATTATATTACAAGATTATATAAAAAAGAATCAAGGATTTTTAGATTTAGTGCTATTTTACCATTAAAAGTTTTAATTAATTTGTCTTTAGATGATACTATAATAATTGGAACAAGATCATTTACTATTAACAGTATGAAAACAAAACTACAAAGTGGTGAAACAGAATTTGAATTAATTAATAAAATATGAAAATAATATTAGAAGCATTAGAATTCTGTAAAGAAAATAAACTATATGATAAACATATTAATATAGCACTAGGTATTAACAAAGTACCATTAAGCATTAAAGAAGGTTTGAACCAAATAAAAATAGAAAATGCCAAGACAAGAAATAATTGAATTAATATTAAAAACTGATAAAGCAGTTAGCCAAGTAGAAAGCTTACAATCTGAAATAAAAGATTTAAAGAATGAAATAAAAATATCTACAGATAAATCTACTAAAGGATTTGAGGATATGAACAAGGCTTCAAAAAGTTTAGCTGGTAGTATCAAAGGTGTAGGTTTAGCATTAAAAGCAGCAGGAGTAAAGTTAGCTATTGATACATTTAACACACTTAAAGAAGTTATAAGTTCATCACAAGAAGTAACAGATTTTTTTAATACAGGTATAGAAACTATGAAAATAGGTTTCTCAAAGTTTGCAAAGAAGTTTGAAGATGATAGTGATTCTATGTTTGCTACTTGGGGAACTTTTATCGATGGTATTACTAATGGTGTAAAAGCATTCAAGAAAAACTTTACTGATCAGATGACAGGCCAATTTGATTTAGTAACTGGTTATCTTAAAAAGAGCTTTTTAGAAATGCGGATAGCATTTAACAACTTTGTAGGTGATACAGAAGAAGCAGCATCATTAACAAAAGATTTAGAAGCAGCTACAAAACAAATGGCTGATGGATATACTAAAATGAAGGGTGCTGCTACAGAAGCTGTTGATACAATTAAAGATTTTGCAAAAGGTGTAGCTGAATCAGTTACAGAAACTATAAAGCAAGCTGAAGCAAATGTAGAAATGGCCAAGCAAGCTGAAATTGCTGCTGTTAAACAGCAAGGTTTAATTGAAAAGTATGATATACAAGCAGAACAATTAAGGCAGATTAGAGATAATGAATTTAAAACAATACAAGAAAGAATACAGGCCAACAATGATTTAAAAGATGTATTAGATAAGCAAGAAAAAGCAATGCTTGAACAAGTTAATATACAAATTAGGCAAGCACAAGCACAATATGATTTAAATGATAACCAAGAAAACTATATAGCATTATTAGAAGCAAGAAATGAAAAGCAAGCAGTACTAGCACAAATAGAAGGTTTTAGAAGTGAACAAGATAGTAATGCAAATGCATTATTAAGAGAAAAGATAGAACTTGAGCAAAGTGTTATAGATGGCATTGATGAAAGAAAGATAGCAGAAGCAGAATTTACAGCATCACTAGAAGATGATATAATGAAAAGGTTACAACTAGAAAGAGATGCAATAGATTTAGAAGAAGAACTAGGTGTAGAAAGATTAACAAACCAAAGAGATCAATATGAGCAAGGTACACAAGCATTTGTAGATGCAAATGAAGAACTATTAAACTTTCAGCAAGAAATACACTTCAAAAGGTTAGAAAATGAAAAAGCACTAGCAGATGAGATAATAGCTGAAAATGAAAGAGTTGGTGATGCAATGGTAGATATATTTAAACAAGCTAATGAACAAATTAAAAAGGATAAAGAAAATTTAGATGCCTATAAACTAGAAACAGAACAAAATGTATTGAATGCTATGCAGCAGCTAGTAAATGCATTTGAAGCTAGTAATGAAAAGAATGCAAAAAGAGCATTTCAATTGAATAAAGCATTAGCAATTACAACTGTATTAATAGATACTTCTAGAGCTATTATGAAAGCAGCAGCAGAAACTACAGATTTTACACCACCACAAGCATTAAGAATTGCAAATATGGTAGCAATGGGTGTAGCTGGTGCAGCACAGGTAGCTGCTATTGCTTCACAGAAGTTTCAACCTTCAGGTAGTGGTGGAGGTGGTACAACACCTAGTGTATCTACAGGAGGTGCAGCACAACCACAAGCACCACAATTTAATATAGTAGGACAAAGTGGTATTAACCAAGTTGCACAGGCACTAGGCCAACAGCAACCTGTACAAGCATATGTAGTAGCACAAGATGTAACTACTGCACAACAATTAAACAATAACATAATATCTGCTGCTACAGTAGGTGGATAAAACAAATAAAAATGGATATAATAGAATTATTACTAGATGAAAATGATGAACTAACAGGTATTGAAGCTGTTAGCATTGTAGAGAATCCTGCTATTGAAAGTGATTTCATAGCATTAAGCAAACAAGAAGTGAAGTTTGCAAAAGTGGATGAAGATAAAAAAATACTAATGGGTGCTGCATTGATACCTAATAAACCAATCTTTAGAAAAAGAAATGATACAATGTTTTATGTGTATTTTAGCAAAGATACTGTAAAAAGAGCAAGTGAATTGTTTTTTATGAATGGTAATCAAAATAATGCAACACTAGAACACAATATGGAGATAAATGGTTTAACTGTTGTAGAATCTTGGATAGTTGAGAATCCTGAAATGGATAAAAGCAAGATGTATGGTTTTGAAGTACCAGAAGGAACTTGGATGATTTCAATGAAAGTAGAAAATGATGAGGTTTGGAATGATTATGTAAAAGAAGGTAAAGTAAAAGGTTTTAGTATAGAAGGATATTTTGCAGATAAAGCTAAAATACAGAAACCTAATTTAAAAGCAGAGATGCAAGCCATTGAAGAAGAAGAAGCTGAATATATGTTAAGTAATATTAAGGCACTTATAAGAAAAGATAAAAGAACTAAAAATGGCAAGAAGATTACACTTGAAACATATAAAGATTATCCTTCAGGAGTATCAAATAATGCTAAACGTGGCATTGAACTTAATGAAAAGGTTAATAATAAATGCGCTACACAAGTTGGTAAGATTAGAGCGCAACAATTAGCAAACAAAGAAGCAATAAGCATTGAAACTATTAAAAGAATGTATAGTTATTTATCAAGAGCTGAAGAATACTATGATGAAAGTGATAGTACAGCTTGTGGTACTATATCATATTTATTATGGGGTGGTAAAGCTGGTTTGAGATGGGCAGAAAGTAAAATTAAACAAATAGAAAATGAAAAGTAAATGGAAAACACCAAGTAGAACTTCACCTAAAGGAACTAAAAGAGGTTGTTTATGTGCAGATGGTAGAAGATATAGTAGAAAATGTTGTGATGGTAGTTTACAAGCACAAGGAATAGGTTCAATTACAGGTTTAGGTGTATTACTAACAGAAGCTGGTGGTAATTTAACACAAGAAAATGAACAAAATATAAATTTATAAAAATGGGAAAAAAAATAAGTCAATTAACAGCAGTAACTGCATCAAGTTTAGATGGTAGTGAACCTTTAGCAATAGTGCATTCATCAGAAACTAAAAAAGTAAGTACAAATGAATTACAGCATTTTATAGTAAATCACATAGATCCAACTGCACTAACAGTAAGTGTTGCAGGTGGAACAATAGATTTAAATGATTTAACATATGATGAAGCTGAAGTAATAGTATTAAGTTGGAGTGGAGCAACAGGCACAGTAGAATTAACTTTACCTGATGCAACTGATAGTAAAAATTTAAATAGAGCTAAAAGAATTATTTCTGATTCAACTTTTTCAAGTTCTACTCACGCTGATTTAACACCTAGAGCTGGACAAACATTAGATGGTAGTTCAAGTGCTTATAGAATAAATAGAGCTTATGAAGGCATAAAAATATGGTGTAATGGTACAGAGTGGTTTATTATACAAGCAAAAGCATAATTTTTTTTTGCAAAACACATAACACTTTGCACATTTTTCTACATTACTAATAAATCTTATTATGAAAGCAAACGAAATACTAAACAAAATTAAAAATATTGTTGGTGTAGAACTTTCTGAAGAAAAAGTAGAACTAGCTGAAATCAGTTTAAAAAATGGTACATTATTAGTATCAGAAGAATTTACCAAAGGCAATGCAGTATTTATCAAATCAGAAGATGGTGAAATGGCATTACCAGTAGGTGAATATGAACTAGAAGATGGCAGAACACTTTTTGTAATTGAAGAAGGTATCATTGATAGTATTGGAGAAGCTGCTGCTGAAGAAGCAGAAGAAGAACTTTCTGAAGATACAGTTGAAGAAACTACTGAAGAAAAAGTAGAAACTGAATTAGAAGAAGAAGAAATGCAATATGTAACTAGAGAAGAATTTGCATTAGCATTTGAAGAAATCAAAGCAATGATTGAAAAACTAGGTTACAAGGACAAAGAAGAAGAAATGTCCAAAGAAGAAGTTGTTGAAACAAAAGAAGAATTATCTGCTGAAACGGTTGAACCAATTAAACACAATCCAGAAGCAGAAACAAAAAATGTTCATTTTACAATAGCTGGTAAAAGAACAGAAACAACAAAAGATAGAGTTTATAACAAAATATTTAATAATAACTAAACAATAAAAAATGGCTACTACTACAAGTATAACAAGTACATATGCAGGAGAATTTGCTGGTAAGTATATCGCTGCTGCATTACTTTCTGGTTCTACTATTGAGAATGGTGGAATTGAAGTAAAACCAAATGTAAAGTATAAAAGTGTAATTAAGAAAGTTGCAACTGATGCTAATATCATCAAAGATGCAGATTGTGATTTCTTACCAACAGGTACTGTTACATTAACTGAAAGAATATTACAACCTGAAGAATTTCAAGTAAATTTACAATTTTGCAAGCAAGATTTTGCATCGGATTGGGAAGCTGTACAAATGGGATATTCAGCATATGATAATATGCCACCTAAATTTTCTGATTTTATCATAGGCCACGTGGCTGGTTTGGTAGCAGAAAAAACAGAGCAAAACATCTGGGAAGGCGTTAATGCTACTGCTGGCGAGCATGATGGCTTGGTAACACTTGCATTAGCTGATGCTGATGTAATTGATGTTACTGCTGTTGGTGGTGGTGTAGATGCATCAAATGTAATTGATGAATTAGGAAAAATAGTTGATGCTATACCTTCTGCACTTTACGGTAAGGAAGATATGTACATTTACGTATCACAAAACATTGCAAGAGCTTATGTAAGAGCATTAGGCGGATTTGGAACATCTGGATTAGGTGCTAATGGTGTTAACAATCAAGGTACACAATGGTGGAACAATGGTTCATTATCTTTTGATGGTGTTAAATTATTTGTTGCACAAGGTATGAATGATGATACTGCAATGGCTGCACAGAAATCAAACCTTTACTTTGGTACTGGTTTATTAAGTGACCACAATGAAGTTAAATTGCTAGATATGAGTGATTTAGATGGCTCACAGAATGTAAGATGTATTATGAGATATACATCAGGTGTACAATATGGAATAGGTTCTGATATAGTATTATACCACGCCTAATTAACTAATTAATAACAAGGGGGTGTAATTCCCCCTTAATTTAAAATTAAAGATTATGGCTTGCGATTTAACACGTGGCAGGAAGATACCGTGTAAAGATCAGATTTCAGGATTAGTACGATGCTGGCTAGTAGATTTTGGTGATCTAGGAACAGTAACAGAAACTGCTGATGAAATAACTGATTTAACAGGTACATTTACTGCTTTTCAATATGATTTGCACGGTGCAAATTCTTTTGAACAAACAATAAATAGTTCTAGAGAAAATGGTACTACATTTTTTGAACAAACAATTAATTTACAGTTTACTAAACTATCTAAAGAAGATAATGCTGAATTAAAATTATTAGCTTATGGTAGACCACATATTTGTGTAGAAGATAGAAATGGTAATTTTATGCAATTTGGTTTGGTTCACGGATGTGAAGTAACTGGTGGTACTATTGCTAGTGGTTCTGCATTTGGTGATTTAAGTGGTTACACATTAACCTTTACAGCACAAGAAGCTAAACCTGCTAACTTTATTTCTGGTGGTACTGCTGCTGATCCATATGCTGGAATGGCTAGTGCTACAGTAACTGTAACAGTAGGAACTAATAGCTAATATAGGCACTTCATCACAGAGTGTGATTCATAATATATAGTTGATTGTAGAGGGTGGTTTTTTTTTAAGGCCACCTTCTTTTTTTAAAAATTATGCAGATACTAACTGAAACAGGCACAAGAAACATTAACTTTATACCACGTGAAACAATAAGTGGTTCAAAAGTTTATAAGTTAGTAATTAAATCTGAAGGACAAAATAAAGTAATATTAGAAGATACAGCAGCAACATTTACAGAATTGGATTACTATTATCAATATAGCACTACACAAACACTAAAGGAAAACAACTATTATACAATTACCATTACAAATACTACTGATGGAATTGTTATATTTAAAGATAAAATGTACTGTACAGACCAAACACTATCAGATTATGAAATTAGTAATGGTGTTTATATAGAGCAAAGTACAGGAGATAATGAATTTGTAACTTATGGATAATTTACATTTAATACAATTAAATCAATATGAAAGGCCTGCTATCACAGAAGAACGCAATAGAGATTGGGTAGGAATAGGTGATAATAATGATTACTATCAATGTTTGATTGATGCGTATATGGAAAGCACAACAAACCAAGCTACTATTAATGGTATTGTAAATATGATTTATGGTAAAGGTTTAGATGCTACAGATAGTAATGAAAAACCTGAAGAATATGCACAGATGAAGCAGTTACTTACACCTAGCTGTATGAGAAAGGTTTGTAATGATTTAAAGTTATTAGGTGAAGCTGCTATTCAGGTATCATATAAAGGTAATAAAGTAGGTTCATTAACACACTTTCCACGTGAAACTTTAAGAGCTGAAAAGATGGATGCAAATGGTGATATTAAAAATTATTACTATGCACCTGATTGGACAAAAGTAACAAGAAATACTAAACTAACTAAATTTCCTGTTTTTGGTAGTGGTGCAAAAAATGAGATTTACATTATAAAAAGATTTGTGAGTGGTTACTATTACTATTCACCAGCAGATTATCAGATTTCTTATGCAGTACTAGAAAAAGAAATTGCAGATTTCTTAATTAATGATGCACAATGTTCATTTTCAGGAACAAAGGTAATTAACTTTAATGGTGGTATACCAGATAGAACCAAGCAATTAGAAATTAAAGAACAGGTAATGGGTAAACTTACAGGTTCTTATGGTGAAAAGGTTATTGTTGCATTTAACAACAATGCAGAACAGAAAACAACTATTGAAGATATACCATTACCAGATGCACCTGAACACTATAGTTATTTAAGTGAAGAATGCCAAAGAAAGATACTTTTAACACATCGTGTGACATCACCGTTATTGCTTGGCTTAAGAGATGGAAACAATGGATTGGGTAACAATAGTGAGGAGATAGAAACTGCTACATTATTATTTGATAACATTGTTATTAAACCTTATCAAGATTTAATTATAGATGCATTAGATGAAATACTAGCAGTAAATGATATTACACTTAATCTATACTTTAAAACACTACAACCACTAGAATTTATTGAAGTAGATAAGAGTTTACAAGATGCAGAAGCTATTGAAGAAGAAACAGGTATCAAACAAGAAGATAGTGATTTTGATTTTGAATTACAATTAGCAAAAAGTAAAGATTTACCTGAAGATATATTTGAAGAAATATTAGAAGGTTTAGAAGGTGAAGTAATTGATTCTGATGAATGGGAAATGGTAGATATTAGAGATGTAGATGAAGAAAATGAAAGTGAAGAAGATTGGGCAAATGATATGATACAACTAGCAGAAGCAGTAAGAAGTGATACACCACTAAAAAACAATCCTAATGGATTTAGCATACTAGATAAGAGCTACTACAAGATCAGGTACAAATATGCAAAAGGAAGTAGAAAAGGTGGTTCTAGTAGAAAGTTTTGTAGTGCTATGATGTCTAGAAGCAAAAGAGGTGTAGTATATAGAATTGAAGATATTGATAAAGCAAGTAGAGAATTAAATTTTAAAGCTGCTGAATTACCAATGCACAAAGGCCAGAAGTATGATTTATTTAAATACAAAGGTGGTGTGTATTGCAGGCACAAATGGCAACAGGTTTTATATAAAATGAAAACTAGTGCAGCATTAGATGGTAAGAAAGGTAGCAAGAAACTTGCAGATTATAACATAGTAAAAGAAATACCAAAAACATATAGGAGAAGACCATCAGGCACAAAACAAGCTGAAAAAGCACCTGTGAATATGCCTAACAATGGACACCATCCTGATTATAATAAATAAGAAATGGAAACAAGAAAAACAGTATTTAATAAACTATTTGATAAAGTAGAATTAAAAAGTGAAAAGTATGATTTTGCTTTAATAGATGATTTAGAAAGTTTAAAAAACAAATTTGATAAAGAAATAACACCTGTATTTAAAGAAATTTCTAAAGAAAAAAGTAAATTAAGAGATAAAGGACAAAAAGCAGAACAAGTTCTAATTAAAGTTGATAATGAAATAGAACAAAAATTGAAACTTGTAGAAAAAAATGCTAAAGATTTAGGTATCAATGTAAATGAAATAGGTGTATATAAATCATTAAAAAGTTTATTGAATGTAGTACCTGATATGAAAACAGTTTTTAAATCAGTACAATAAATTAAAATAAAATGGAAACAAGAAAAAGAATATACAACAAGTTAGCTGATAAGGTAGAATTAGCTAGTGAAAGAATAGAATTATCTATTACAAATGAAATGAAAAAAAATAGAGCAAGTTTTGATAGAAGTCAAAAAAAATTAGTAAGTTATTTTGCTGATATTAGAAATTTATCTATGAAAATAAATCAAGAAGTTATGCAACTTGAAAAAATTTCTAAACTTGCGCAAAAGCACGAACAAGAAATAAACCAATTGGCAAAAGATCTTGGTATTAAACCTGATTCTATAGAAGGTTATGATATGAATGGTAATATAGCTGATGGTGCTGCTGCTAATGCATATAAAACAAGAAACAAAAAAATAGTTT